CTTAAAGGTCCTAGAGCTTTGCTTTGGTCGTAATGAGAGTTGTAGATTTATTCTGTGGTATGGGTGGATTCTCTAAAGGAATGCAAAATGCAGGGTTTAACATAGTTGCTGGTGTTGATCTTGATAAACAAGCTTTAGAATCTTACCAATTAAACTTTCCTAACGCTAAAGCTATACAAGCTGATGTTAAAACTTTAACAATTAAAGACCTACCTGAACATGATTTGTTAATAGGTTCTCCTCCTTGTCAGAAGTTCAGTCAAGCTAACTACTATAACAGAAACAACGATAAAGAACTTATAGATGCCTTTAAACGGTTAGCTGTTAAAGAATGGGCATGGGAGAATGTTGTAGGTGCTAAACAAGGTGAAGAAGGTGTAACTTTAGATGCTCAAGACTTTGGTATAGCTCAAAGAAGAAAACGATTCTTTTCTGCTAGTTTTGATTTAAATAACATACCTTTGAATAATAACAAAGTTTACATCAAAGATGTGTTAACAAATATTGAAGGAGAAGGACTATTAGATGGTTTTAACTCTACTGTGTATTCTTTAAATAAAGTATGTCCTACGATAAGAAGGATACCTTTAAAATGGTATGATGGTAGACCCATGAGTAAACCTTTTAGATTTACTGGGTTTAAACATTTAACAATAGAAGATCATCTTACCCTTATGGGGTTTAACAAATCTTGGAACATTACAGGAGGTAAGACCTCTAAGATGTTACAGATTGGTAATGCTGTTGTACCTGCTGTTGCAGAAGCTATAGCTAACGCTCTACCTTCTTAATTATAACAAATCTTTACATCTTAGTGATTAATATAAGTGCTGTTATAGTTAGTTTAAATACATAATTATAAAGTATCTATAAGAGAGGGTCGTCCCTGACAAAGACCCTCCCTCCTTTTAAAACTATCTATAGATATATGTTATTGGTCTTTAGACACACCTATCCTTAAAAAGGTTTTGTTAATATAAAGTATTTAAAGGACAGGGTCTTCTTGTTGTTACAAGCTAAGAAGGAGAAGAACGAAGTATCGACTTCTTTATTTTAAGTCGCTATTATTCTTGTAAGACCTTATTGTTTTAATAGGTACACCTTGAGGAGTCCCTAGATAAACATTATAAACGATTTTCAGATTTGTAAAGCCTTAAATTTAACATCATGGACATAGATACTCAGACAGACTTGTTAACCAACGACTTATGCAATATAATAAATCGCTATAAAGGGGAGTTCGATTTGAATGACCAAACAATCATAGGGGTCCTGGAGTTCGTTAAATATGACTTATTAGCTACCAGTGTTATAGAGTTTGATGCAGACTTTGACCTAGAAGAAGATGATGACGATGATGACTTTGAAGATACTAAGGTTTAGTACAAGGCTAGTTCAATTGTATTAGATTTTAATTTTAGTTGAAAAAATTTGAAGGGGTTACGCTATATACGCTGTCGTAAAAAACCCCCTTGGCACTCTCTAAAATTTAGCTGTGGGGGAGGTATTGTTAACAAATCGACAATCAATGCTTTTCATAAATCCCTGGTAATCAATGTACTTATGAAACTAAATCGCACTATATGGGTTATGTCTAATTACTGATTATCAATGACTTAGGTAATAATCTACCGCTATTGAGACATTGTTGAGACTGATACTTAATCTATCTTTATTGCAAGTTGTTTGCATTAGCTTGTTGAGACCTTGTTGAGACACTTGTAAATTTGTATTTTCTTTTTCGTTTATTTTTGATTAGTCAAAGTCTATAACAATCATTAGTCAAAGTCTCTATTTACTATCAATCAAACTCTTTAATCTCATTTGATCAATAAAACTATAAAACTTTTTTTATTTTTTTTCTATTAAGTAAAATCAACAACTTACAACAAATATAAAAATAAAAGCTTTACAATTTTTTACATTTCTGATTAAAAGCCAATCATATTTATTTTAACCAACAACCAACCAATAAAAAATATGAACCAAGATAAATTCAATTCACTAATAGATTCACTTGTAGAGTCTGTTAAAGACTATAACCTCGACGATTCATTCGATAGTTACAATGCGATACATGAAATTTGCGAAAGTTGCGATCATTCATTTGTAAACTATAAAGCTTGGCAACTAGTCGATTTTGTAAAGTTTGATTATTCAGAATTATTCTATCAGGTAGAAATGGAAGTCAAAGAGCTTTGCCATCATGATCAAAAGAGCACTTTAAACGATATTATTCTAGATTACGCTTTCAATATCCTAAAGGTAGCAACGCTTAAAAAGTACGAATCACAATTAAAAGAGGTAGCATAATATGACTTTATTCATAGAAGTAACAAAAGAGCAGCATCCCTTCACAAAGCAATTACATTATAGAGCAAAACCTTCAAATATTGTACCAGAGTGGCAAGGGGATGGTATTGACGGAAACAGACAACAAGCAATCTCTAATTAATAACCAACAAATATGAAAAAACCAACCGACCAAACATCAGACATAGAAGATATGTTAGAATCCTTAAAACCAAACAAACAAAACAACATCATGACATACCAAGAAATAAAACATGATATAAATAGAAAGAAAAAATATGAACAATTAAAAGAATTACTAAACAACCACAAAACACGTTCCGCTTGGTCTAAAGATATGAAAAAACCAACCGACATAGAAGAATTATTCACATCTTTAAAACCAAGCAAAAAGGAACAAGCTGTTATCTGGCTTCTATCGCCTGTAATAGTGCTTTGCACATGGGCTGTCTTAATCTTTATATGTAGCCTATAACCAACCTAGAAAATAAAACAAAATGAATATAAAAGAAAACGATATTGTTACCTTTAAAGATAATAATGGCGACAAGTTAAAAGGAAAAGTTGTGCTTGTCTTTACAAGCTTGCAAGGGAACCGATGCGTTCACATTAATAACTTTGCAACAACTCGATTATTAAAAGATATAACCAAAGCATAAAACATCATGAACTTATCAAAAACATTCCCTAAGATGACCAACAACGACTGGCGTAAACTACAACTATCTACTGACGCAAAGAATCAAAGAGATTGGGCAAGTAGACGATTGCATGACATGGAAAATGATCCAGACAACTTTTCTCTTAGAGATTATCTAAAGGTAAAAGCTGGATATAACACTGCCGTTGAGACTCTTAAAGAACTACAATAAAATGAACAAAGAAAATATATACACTTCACAATTTCTTAAATCGCAAGATGATGATGAATGTGATAACTACCACTACCAATTAACTGATGGTGAAAAGTACCTGTTAACTGATGGCGAAGCAGATTGGCTATTCAATTGGGTAAAAGGTAAGTATGCAATTGCTGATCATTTAATTGAAAACATAGTAGAGACCGACAAGGGCTATGTGTACACGATTGACACGATAGGATTAGGAGAGGCTTTAGAAGCTGATCAGATGTTCCCTAAAGCCGTTATGTTGTCTGATGATAGTGCCTTGCAAGCTATATTCTTTTATAGTGCCTGTGAACCATCCTTTTTGGAGTGCTAATTTGTGAGCGTAACCGAATACATTGACGACACCGCCTTTGTTTACCGCATTAAATCAGATTATAAAGAGGTATATATCGAGTGGCATATGAAAGACTTACCGCACTTGTTCACTGGTCGAGCGAGTAGCCACGAGGAAAAGATTGAACAATATAAATCAGTCTTAAAGGAACTAAAGAAAATGAATAGAAAGAAATAATGAAAATAAGAAAGAAACATAGAAAGCCTTTAAAAAACTATCAGCTTTACGCGGACCATACCTTGCCAAGTGGAATTGTTAAACAACGAGCTATTAGTGAGGTAGAAGCACGCAGTGCTGAGGAAGCGAGTAAGACAGGGTTTAGCCTAGCGAAGATGTTAGGAATGACTTTCACGCACGCTAAGGAGGTGACGATATGAAAACTAAACTTATACTTACAACTTTGTTACTCGTCTTATCGAGTTGCAAAAGTCCTAGATTAACCGAGCGTTGCAGTGATGTATCGCATGGTAAGTGTCCGATCTGTAAATTTAACCATTGATACAATGAGCCTTGAGATGCTACTAATGTACGCCTTGATCTTAATTATTAGCCTTGGCTTTCTATACAGAGAACCATGAAAACCTGTAGTAAGTGTGGTATAACCTTACGAGGGAGTGACCAGGAGGGGGATATATGTTTAACTTGCCTTTCCTCTTTAACTCCTCATTGTAACTTTGACCAAGGATACTCCACAATCGAAGGAGCTATACGACAATCAACCAACAACCCTATGAGAACCGAGATAACAACTAAAGATTTCAAATATATTAACCAACCTAGAAACATGATAGAAGAAACTATGCACTACATTATGACCGAGCACTTTAAAGGAGTACTTGATCCCAACCATAAATACTTTGACCTTTACCTGTCCTTACAACACTTACTGGAGGAGTACAACAATGGAGAATAAATACTGGCACAATGAACCTGAAATTGAAGAATGCGAGGACGAACTTGAACCTGATTGCATGACCTTATCTAAAGCTAAAAAGGAACAAGATATTTTAGATAGGTTAGAAGAAAAAGACAATGACAACTAAATTAAAATTTACTGAATCAGAAAGTTTTGCTTTGTTAAGTGAACACTTTCCAGACCTTCAAAAGAACGGAGCTAGGAAACAACTTAAAGAAGCTTACGAATGGGTTGAAGGTTATGGAGAAACATACGATTGGGAGGAGGATAGATTTAAAGGTGATTTGATTCCTCCTTTGATACCTGATGCCACTCGTTTGATCAAACTAGAAGGAGGTGAAGATGAGCGTGATTTCATTCTTCAGTTTTGGGAGATAGAAAATAACTTCCCAGTAAATGAACTTAAACTAAATCGATTAGAGAAGTGGTTATTCTATGAGCTTGATCCATTTGATGTTGGAGTGTTTGAACTTTGGCGTTGTGATAAATGGGGAGGTGGTCATCGACGCTTATTTACCAACATAGATTGGTTTACGACGGACTTAAAAGGTTATGGCAACTACAAAGAGCTGAACTCAAAATTTAAACAGATATGAGTAGGGACTGGGAAGACTTCGATAATAACATCCTGTTAGGTGTGGACTTTGCTGAACAAGTTACGCGAGCGTGTGATCTCTTTTGGAGTAACAATAAATTAGGTTACGATAAAGACGGAAAGATAATTAGAACAGATGAGAAGCGTATTCGTCCGAGAGATTTCAGAGATATGATAACAGCTGAAGTTTTAAATAAAAAAGCAGTGATCGAACACCACTTAAATAAAAATGAAAATGAAAAACGCTAGTGAGTTAGATTACGATATGATCCAATGGGGAAAAGCTAGGTATAGAAAAGCCCAAGAGATTTACAAAGCCCAAGGATATAACTCTGAATTACCAGCTTATAAAAAGTTAGGAAGAGAAGTACACGTCCCTATCGAACACGCTGTAAATAAATTCTTTGAAGACAACGCTAGACCTAACGCACCTGTACCTGTTTGGTTGCCTTATATATGGGACTTAGAACCTAGTGTTGTAGCTTTTCTAGGGGTTAAGGTATTGTTTGACATCCTACCTGGTGAACCTTACATATCCGAGGCTTCCTTTTTAGTAGCTAAAGCTTTGGAAGATGAAGTACGTGTCCGTTACTTTAAAGAGAATGTCACGGAGAGTGATTGGTTGTTATTAAAACGAGATCAAAAGGATGTACTTACAAGGAATAGATTTGTTAATAAGTTCTGGGATAAAGAAAGAAAGTATCACAAACAAGGTAGGTATCAAAGGTTTGAGCTTTGGAGTAAGCGTAATAAGATCATGCTTGGTTCGTGGTTAATTGAATTGATAAGGATGCAAACTAATTTATTCCACGTTAAAATCAAGTACACTTACACCACTGCCAAACGGAAAGTCATAGCTCCTAATAAAGACTTGTATGCGTGGGTAAATAAATACGATGAGAATTGTGAGGTCATTCGTCCGTTCTATTTAGCCACACCTAAACCACCTGTTGATTGGATAGATAACTACGGAGGAGGATACAATAGTGAAGGACTACCTACTCTTCCTATAATGAAGATCAAGAACAACGACGGTATAAAACACAGAGACCTAAGCCCAGCTTACGCACCACTTAACAGACTGCAACGAGTAGCTTGGAAGATCAATCCGAAGATGTTAAATCTTATGACTTGGGCTTGGAGTAAGGACTTAACTATAGGAGGAATGGAGAAGAGTGAATTGTTAAAACCACTTGATATTGTACCTAACCTAGCAGACACAGACCCAGGAGCTTTCACTGAATGGAAGCGTAGACAAAAAGAGATATACGAATATAATTTAAGGAGTAACGGACAGCGTATGAGGTGCTTGAAGATACTTAACGTAGCAAAACGCTACGCTGAATTAGATGAGTTCTACTTTCCTTATCAGATGGACTACAGAGGACGAGTGTATTCAATACCTAGTTATGTTAACCCACAATCTTGTGACTTTGGAAGGAGTGCTTTACAATTTGCTAAAGGAGTACCTATAAATAACGATGAAGATAGTAGATGGTTAAGGATTCACGGAGCTAATGTCTTCGGAGTAAAAGGAAGTTATGAGGAACGATTAGCTTGGATAGATAAGAAGAAGGACTTGATACTTGAAAGTGCTAATGATCCTTGTGAGTGTAACTGGTGGCAAGAAGCGAGTGATCCGTGGGCTTTCATACACTTTTGTTTTGAATACGCTGAGTTTAAAAAGCACGGATGGGGATTTGAAACTAGGTTACCTTGTCACATGGACGCTAGTTGTAATGGCATACAGATTCTATCTTTGTTAACAAGAGATGAAGAGTCTGGACACCACGTTAACTTATTACCTTGCCAGAAACCACAGGATATATACCAGGAAGTAGCTGATCAAGTGTACGATAGGTTAATGAAAGACAAAAGTAAGAACAGCTTGGCTGGAGATTGGTTAAAGTTTGGAATAGATCGTAGCTTTACGAAGAAGATAGTGATGTGCAAACCGTTTGGAATGAATGGATACACAAGTAAAGATGCCTTGGAAGATGCTGTTGTTAAAAGACTTAAGGAAGGATTAGGTAGTCCGTTCAGCAAGGAAGATTTTAACGAGGCTATGATATACTTAGCTTCTTTAATCAACGACAAAGCCAACGCTTTAATCCAACCACATTTAGAATTGATGAAGTGGTTTAAAGGTATAGCTAGGACTGACAAACCTTTGAAGTGGACTACACCTTTTGGATTGGAAATTGTACAAGCTTTATACGATCAAACAATAGTTAAAGTGAGCAGCATTCTTAATATGCAAAACACTATTCTTACATTTAATAACAGACAGAAAGGTATATGTAGTAAACGAATGGCACGAGCAATTGTACCTAATTATATACATAGTCTTGACTCATCTGTTATGATGGAATTAGCTTGCAAAAGTGATTATTCTATAGCAAGTATACACGATAGCTTTGCAACTCAAAGCCCGAACGCACCGAAAATGCACCAACAACTAAGAGAGATTTACGAACAACACTTTAGCGACGATCTTGTCAACAAGTTCAAGGACGAGGTTGAAGCACAAAGAGGATGTACACTGGAAGACAGCCCTGAACTTGGCACACTAGATGTGTCGGCACTTAACGACTGTCAGTATATATTCTCATAATAAACACAATAAAAGAAAGAGAGACAATGGCGATTAAATCAAGACAACGAGAAGAAGCAATAACAACAGCTGTAGGTACGGCTCAGTATCCTTGGGTTAACACACCTAGTACAAAGTTTGTACCCGAAGGAGAGTACAGCTGTAATATAATACTAACAAAACAAGAAGGTGAATCTATTATTAAAAAGGTAGAGCCTATCCTTGAAAAGAAACAAAAGGAACAAGCGGAAGAGCTGGGTAAAAAGGTAAAGACATACGAATTACCTATTCAATTAGAAGGAGATACTTATGTATTAAAAGCTAAGTTGAAACCAGTGAATGGTAAGCGTAAGGACGGTAGTGAATACACTAGATCATTAGGTCTGTTTGATTCTAAAGGTAATCCTTGGGACAGAGAAGTAATGATAAGAGGTGGATCAAAGGTACGTTTAAGCGTACGCCCTAAACCTTGGTTCTCTCCTTTATTAGGAGCAGGTGTATCACTGGAGTTATTAGGTGTTCAAGTGATAGAGTTAGCAGACGGGGAACTATCCAGTCAAGCAGCAGAATCCTTTGGCTTCACTGAGGTTGAAGGAGGATATGTTAACGGAGGTGAAACCCTTGACCAAGCTCTTGATGCGGAAGAAGAAGAAGAGGACATTATCAAAGCAGACTTTTAGGTCTGGATTTGAAGAGAGAATAGCATCACAACTAAGACGATGTGGTATAAAGTATACTTACGAATCGTTAGTGATCGAGTACAAGCGTCTTAGTACTTACACTCCTGACTTCATCCTCCCCAACGGAATCATTATTGAAACCAAGGGGAGGTGGGTCACGGAGGACAGGACTAAACACTTGTTAATCAAGGAACAACATCCTGACTTAGACATTAGGTTGTTATTTCAAAATGCTTACAACAAGATTCGTAAAGGAAGTAAGACTACCTATGCGATGTGGTGTGAGAAGAAAGGAATATTATATGCACATAAACAAATACCAAAACAATGGCTTTCACTAGAACGCACCAGCAGTGTGCAAAGTGTGGATCGAGTGACGCTCTTGCAGTCAACGACGACGGAAGCACAAAATGTTTCAGCTGTGATTCATACAGTCGAGGCAGACAACAAACTATGACACTACCAACAACCAACGATACCACATTTATCACAGGCAAACCACAAGAAGTAGCCAGAAGGAACTTAACAAAGGAGACTTGTCAGAAGTGGGGGTATCACATTGGAACTCACAACGGAGAACCAGTACACATTGCTAACTACAAGAGTAGAAACGGAGCACTTGTCGCACAGAAACTACGATTCGCTAACAAAACTTTCTCTATCAAAGGAGAGCTGTATGGCTTATACGGACAGCACCTTTGGAGTAGTGGTGGAAGAAGAGTAGTAGTATGTGAAGGTGAGATTGATGCGTTAAGTGTCAGTCAAGCTTTCGGAAACAAGTGGGCTGTGGTTAGTGTACCTAACGGAGCAGGAGGAGCAAAGAAGTATGTCAGCCAAGCAATTGATTGGTTGGAAAGCTTTGAGAAAGTAATCTTCTGCTTTGATAATGATGATCCAGGAAGAGATGGAGCAGCTAAATGTGCTGCACTATTGACACCAGGAAAAGCACACATTGCAGAGTTACCTCTTAAAGATGCTAACGATATGTTAGTGGCAAAGCGTAGCGAGGAGTTGGTGAATTGTCTATGGCAAGCGAGGGAATATAGACCTGATGGGATAGTGGGAGGAGAAGATATATGGCAAGCTGTTATAAAGGAGGATACTTCTGAGTCACAACCTTATCCGTATGCTTCTTTGAATGGTATGACACACGGTATAAGACGAGGAGAGTTGGTGACACTTTGTGCTGGTTCAGGGATTGGAAAGTCCTTGTTCTGTCGTGAAGTTTGTCACCATCTCCTTGGACTTGGCGAGACCGTAGGTTATATAGCACTTGAAGAATCAGTAAGAAGAACTGCACTTGGCATCATGGGCATTCATCTTAACAAACCACTCCACCTTGAGAATGATTTAAAGGAGGAGGAGTTACGCAAAGCATTCGATGAGACGATGGGTAACAAGAACTTCTATACCTATGATCACTTCGGAAGTACAGAGAGTGATAACTTGTTAAGTAAGATACGCTACCTGTGCAAAGGACTAGGTTGTAAGTGGATATTCCTTGACCATCTATCTATTGTAGTTAGTGGTATCCAAGGAGATGATGAACGACGGTTAATTGATAACACAATGACACAACTTAGAAGCTTAGTAGAAGAGACTGGATGTGGAATGGTGTTAGTATCTCACCTTAGAAGACCACCGAATGGTGGAGGACATGAGGAAGGAGGAGTCACTAGACTTGCAGACCTGAGAGGTAGTCATTCGATACCACAACTTAGTGATATGGTCATAGGACTAGAGAGAAACCAACAAAAAGAAAACAATAACGAAACAAAAGTAAGAGTCTTAAAGAATAGATTCTCAGGAGAAACTGGACTAGCTACTACCTTGTTCTACGATCAAGACAGTGGTAGGTACACAGAAGATGAGAACCAATTCAAAGACAAAACAATAACAACCAACAACGGACCAAGTCCGTTTTAACAATATGAAAATACTATTCTTTGATATAGAAACAAACGGCATCGAGGACTTCACTAATCTGAGTGACCTCAAGGTCTGTCATTGCATATCCATCTACGATCCTATAGCAGCTAAGATGATTACCTTTGAAGGTGAAGGGATAAAGGAAGGACTTAATATGTTAAGCAAAGCAGACAAGATCATAGGACATAATGTGATAGGGTTTGATCTACCTGCGTTAGCTAAGTTGTATAACTTCCATCCACCTTTGGTCCGAGTACAAG